TTATCTATAAAGCCATCCTTTATAAGTAGCAATATAGCCTCCTAGAAAATCATGGGGTTGAACATCTACTCGTGGTAATACTCCTTTATAACCATTTTCATCCTCATACTCAAGTTCAATAGGTACATCACCACGGTTTTTATAGTATCTTGTAACTGTAACCTTTCTCATATCTGCTGGCGCTTTCTCTATATGCTTTTCAGAAGCTGAAACAGCATTATTTAACTGTACCTCTGATTTTTCAGCAGCAGCCACACCACTTGCTCCTAATAATAAAATTCCAGTAGCAAGTACACTTGTTCCAAGTTTCTTAAACATACATATCCCTCGTTTCAGTTTAATAGACTTACACGTTAAAATTAACAGTTATATACTTAATTGTAAATTAAAACAATTATTTATACAGAAAAGAGCAAATATTCCGTCTCTTAAAATTGACTCTTAATCTAATATTTTACATATACATAGGTTTCATTTGCTGTTACGTAGTATGTTTTGTTCTTACCATTGTGTACTTTGTATTGTAGTGATCCATTCACATTTACTTTCGCATCAATCGTGAAGCCCAATCCTGCATCTACAGAACCAGCAACATCTTTATCCTGCCAAGATGGAGCATCATAGAATCGTAGGTTATTAACTTTAGAAATAACACGCTTACCTACAATAGAGGAATCCACTGTGCTTTTCTTACTAAACTTCACATAAGATGGATCATTTTTAATCCATTGCTCACCGCCAAGGTTTAACCAACCATCTTTTTCGCCCCATACAATATAAGATTCTGGTTTGTTTAACTGACGAATCTTAGAATAGCTTGTACCCGGTCCTTTACGTAAGTTCACATTGTAACCTTCAATATAAGCAATACCATCTGTTACAGCTGTCGGGACTTCTGCTGGTTTAGATGGTTTGTCAGGCACAGAGACATCAACACTAGAATTATTGTATGCTCGTTGTACATCAGCTCTAAATTGTGCTTCTGAAACTCCATGACTATGTAAATAATCAAGTGGATCTTCATGGTCAGTTCCACCAAGATATTTCGTTACATCGTAGTGAGTCCATAATCCTTTTTCTACAGATAATCCTCGATCACGAAGAATTTTAGCTAATAACTTAACGTATTTATCATAGCTGCGTTTGAATTTCTCATAATCTTTTGTTTCACATAATTCTACGTGAACAAATCGTTTATTTGCTCCTGGTCCTGCACCATAAGCAATGTATTTCGTATCAGCAATTTGGATTGTTTCATTCCAATCAACTGCATAATGTACGAATGCTGAACGCCATGTACGAGACTCATATTTTTGAATATTAATAGCTGGTGCTTCTGGTGTTGCTGTAGAATGTGCTACAACGCCCTCATAAGCACCTACACCGTTACGGTATGGTTGTTTCGGTAAATCAGGAATAATAAGTGTTCTATCCGCAAAAGCACTTGTTGCAACAGATAAAACTAAAATAACAGCAAAGACTACAGAAGAAATATGTTTTAATGTTTTTTTCATTTTACATCAGCATCCTTTTTCATAATTTTTGTGTGGTCAAATAATCCACTTGCTGATAGACCAATGATGATTCCTTGAAATACATTTGTTTTGATATCTCCATCCAAAAATAAAACGCCTAGCACAATGCCAAGCGTTAAATTCAATAACGGAATATATTTTGTTTGTAATCCAATTGTTTTTACGATTTGTGAAAGACCAACTACAATTCCAATCATTACAGCTAAACTCACCATTACATACCACCTCCTTTCATTAAGAAAGTGAGAATACCACCAACAATTCCACCAACTATAAGTCGTAAAATCCAGGTAGTATTGGCGCTGATTTTATCTAACTGTTTGTTGATATTAATAATGTCTTTTTCGTTACCTGTTGTTCGTATTTCTAAACTTTTCACTTCTAATCTTATTTCCTTAATTTCTTGCTTGATTTCTTGAACATCACTTCTTACTTCTTGTAACCCTTCCACCTTAACCACCCCTTTTTAGACAATAAAAAAAGACCAGCTTATGGCTGCTCTGGTTTCTTATCAATTAATTGTTGTGATAATTCTTCTAATCGAGCTATCCGATCTTCTTGGCTAGCTAATTGTAATTTTAGATTTGCTATTTCTACCTTCTGTTCCTGTACCTCTGCATCAACTTCTTGTAAACCTTTCATTGCAATGGATGCGTATGAATACAAGTGAATTCCTTTCCCGCTTTCATCCACAAACATTTTATCGCATTCATCTACAATTACACCGTAGTATGTTTTAATATCTTCTGTTGTCAAAGGTGGATCACTAAGGTTTTTCTCTTCTCTCATTCGGTATAGTTCGTTTACTGCATTCTTATAATTAAATTGTCTAATTCTAAGATTTCTAATTTTTTCTAAGGCTGAAAAAGATATATCACGGATATTAGATTTATACTCCCGTAGTGAAGGGCTCATGAAGTTACCTTGAACAGCACCCCAGCCATTTTGAGTAACAGAGGATTTCAATTGAATAACTCCTGTATATCCCGCTGCACGGCTATTACGTATAGTTACATTAGGCATTCTTAAATCAGAATCTGTACTATTATCTTCAACGACTAACGAAGTTTGATATAACCCTGTTTTTCCTCGTCTAAAATACCAACTTCCATTTCCAGCATAAAAAACATGGTAATCATTAGCGTTTAGAATACTTAGTCCGTTTCTTTGCATTTCCCAATACACAGATCTTTGGACTTCATTATTTTCTATACTATCGCTAATACCAATTCTCGCATAAGCCCCAGACCATCCTGCACCTGCTTGAGACATAAATAACGTGCCTGCAGGAGCGTTAGTTTTTTCATCTGAACCTAAAATGAACGTTGGTTGTACGGAACCATCTGCTTTTCTGTAATGCCCAAGAAACGCTCTAGCAACACCCTTTTCATATAAACGTATAAATTGGTCATCTAAGCTTACGTAGTTATCCGTATTTGATGTTCTAATTTGGCAACCGGTTAGCAATCCTGCTTTAATCCACTCAGCATTAACTTTACCAACTAAATCTATTCGTGCAGCATTTAACTTAATGTTTTCTTTACTCATGTTAATGGCTGCAATTACATCATTTTCTTTTACAGATATGCTAACGCCCTTTTCTGTTAGCTGAAGGCGCGACTCCATATCTCTTACATAAGAATCTGTAGCAAATTGACCATCTGCTTGCGTTCTCGTATATACTTCTGTCTTTTTTGCTGCGGCATTGATTCCCTGTTCGTTAATAGTGAAACGGTTATCAATCATTGTCATCTTCTGATTAAATTGTTCAGTTGCAAGTTTATTAGCTAATTCCCCCAATAAATCTTGTTTATTTTTATCAACTGTTTGTTTCAACTCAGGTATCTTAAACCCAGCAACATAATCTTCTACTTGTTTAAGCTCAACTTTTGCTCCGATTGCAGTTGCCTGTTGTTCGAGTTTTGTATTTGCTTCAGTAAGTTTCTTGCCTTGATCTGATACTACATTGTTTAAATTGCTAACTGTGGAGGATAATCCGCTTGCTGTTTGTTCTACTGTGGTCATGCGCTGTTCAAATCCAGCTTGGCTGTTTTGAACATTTGTTACAGTCGTTTTTACTCCATCCACACTTTTTTCAATCTCGGTTGTTTTTTTAACGAATTCATCAACAGACACTTGTTCCTCTGGCGCTACTGTCCAAGCTGTTGCTACATTACCCTTTTCTATTTTCAATGCAACAATCCGAATCCAAGCGTAACCATTTGACCCTGTAAGCTCTCGTTTTACAGCACCACCAATTAGTATGTGGACATTATCATCGTCACGATCAGCTTTGAATGTCAGTTTTACTTTATGATAAAATCTAGTCGCTCCCACATAAACTGGTGCGGTTTGTGGGAAATCTGTAACTTTGATATTACCAAGCTTCCTATTGCCCCCTGTAACGGTATACATAAGATATATATAATCTAGAACATCACCGAACTCACTCGTCGCCACTTCCATAGAAAGAGTGTATTCTCTTCCGGCACGGACTGAAAACGAATGTCCAGTAGCTTCTAGACCTATCTTTGTATCTTTTGCAATTGGAAGTTGCGTTTTTCCGTCAGCGGATTTTGTTTCCACGTATAAACTTTGACCTGCTAGACCCATCGGGGCATATACGCCAACACGCCCAACGCTTCCCCAAGACTTCCAACCTGTAGCGGATTTGTTCTCTGTTCCGGTAATTAAGTTAGGGCCACCAATATCTATATCATCAAACTTCTTTTTTACACTTGTTAATTGTTCACTAATCTTCCCAGCTTCTTCTCTAATTTCACTTGTTGTTTTAGTTAGTTCACTTGTTGTTTGCTGTACATCAGATATCGTCTTTTTCGTACCTTCTACAGTTGATTCAACCGTATTTAATTTATTACTAATCTCACCATCTTTTTTCGTTAACGTTTCGATAGAAGTTTTAAATCCATCTGAAGTTTGCTCTATTTGAGTCACTTTTTTATTAATATTACCTTGTTCGGTTTGCACATCAGAAATTGTGCGACTAACACCCTGTAAACTTTCCTTTACTTCGTTAAACTGTCCTGTCGCCTGATTCTGTGCCTCTTGAACCTTTTGATTCAACTCTGTTTTTGTAGATTGAATATCTTTATTAACCTGCTCAAGTGTTTCTTGTTTAACCGATTCAACATCGGGTACAACCGATTCCCACGCTGTACCTGTCCATATTTTTAAAATACCAGGCTTTCCATTACTAATATCACGCCAGAGCGTTTTATAAGGTTTAAGCCCTGTTGTCGGTGGATTTTTCGATTCTATAATTTCAACAGTATTATTTTTAATATTCTCTTGCACCTTTTCAGCTAGTGCTTTTGCTGCTTCTGACTCCTTCTTTGCATTACTAGCTGTTTCATTCGCTTCTTTCACTAATTTATCTAGCTGATCTATCATTTCTTGTTTATTGCCAAGTGAACTAAGAATACGATTGTAAATTTTTCTTAATTCCTCATTTTGATTAACAATCTCACGATAATCTCCGAATTCATATTTATCTTGCGTTGGATCTGTAAAAGATTCATCTCCAGCTATTACTCGCGCTTCAAGATATAATTCTGGTGTAAACCCTGTATCTTTAATTTTGATAGTGTCACCTTCGTTAATTAATTCGTGTTCTAGGCCGAAAATACGACCAATCGATTGTGCTTCCACTTCATAAGAGATTGAGGAATTGACACGCTTTTTCAATTCTATTTCCATAAGCGTCAGTAAACGCTTTGGAGTCATGTCTAATTCTTCTGTTTCTGGTGTATAAAAACCGAATTTATGTTGTCCGTGTTCATTCCATCTTTGAAACGCATCTGCATCTACGATATAGGGTAGACCTTTATTAATGCTTTCAATAGTGATTACTTTGTCACCTTCACCTTTTACAAATCCAACTAAAGCAGTGCAAATATTACGTGTATGTTCAATACGCGTAACACCGACTAAATCTTTTCCTAATTCTATTTCTTTGCCTGTATCATGCCCACGTTTTTGAATCATATCTACATACCAACCGATGATTCTTGAACCTTTAATCTCAACACGATATCGAATTTCCAGTTTAAATAAAGATGCAATCTTCTTTAAAAAAGTGAGTGGGTCAATATATTCATCGATGGTCATTGTATGAAATCCAGCATATTCAGTAATTCCACGTTGCCACTTCATACCTAAAAGCGCTAAATCAATAAACTCATTAACCGTCTTACTCTCTATCCGCTGTGGTTTTATAATCCCTGATTTAGCAATTTGAATCCAAGCTCCTGAAGCATATGTGGTAATAGATCGTTTATCGGAATTTTTTTCAGTCTCTGTAATAACATATGGTACGATTCTTCCATCGCGAACTTCTTTTAAAACAAGATTCTGTTGTTGTAACGTAACTGCATGGTCTGTTCCATCAAAAGCGGTGAAATCCAACATGTCAACATTATTTTTAAGTTCCCAATGCCGTTTGTCATCCCAATAGTCCTCTGGCTGGATAGCTGCGACGATTTGATCCGTTTTAAAATCCACAACATGCAAAATTCCACTTGGTGTTCTCATCTATATCTCTCCCTATAACTGATTGTTGCATTTACATCAGGCGGCATTATATCGATACGATTTTCACCACGTATTACGACAGGGAAATTACTAAAGATTTCTTTTATATTGATTGCATTCTTCCCATTGATTGTGACAAGACTTTTCTCAGTATCGATAACAATTTTATCTCCAGTATCAAAGATATATGGTTGTGCATTAGATGGAACTTTGTTTACCTTCCAAATTTTCAAATCATCAATTTGTATTTCGTTAACAGGCTCGTGATTATCCCACTTGCAAATCGCAATCATTACTTGTGCAATTTTACGTTCTGTCATTGGATTTCCTGTTTCATCAATCCAACGTTCTACAAGCGAAGCACCATCTTTTTCTGTACCATCTATAAACTTAGCCACATATACAGACCACACCTTCCCCCGCCTAGCGATACGCAAACGCCCTCGGAATTGGTTAAATGTAGTCGAATAATATCCACTTGTATCAACTAATTTCCGAAAACTATTGGGTGTTCCGCTATTTCCAATTTTCATATGTGCCCTTGTAATTTCAGCAGTCGCATATAGATCATTCATATTGATGCGGGCTACCACATTACTAGCCTCATCTAGAAGAAGAACTTCAACACGACCCATTTCACCTATATTTTTGGACTTTAAAGTCATCCATGCCTCCATTTCAAAGTCTTGTAATGGGCCGCCCGGAATGTTTTTCTTGGCTATAGCACCGTAAAATCCTACCTCTTTTCCGTAATCTTCACAATATAGTGCATAACCACCCCTCGATTTAAAAGTACCTGTTCCTTTCATATCATCGAATTGTCCAGTAACAGGTGTCCATCCTATAGGAGTAGCCATTTCATCCCACATGACTCTTTCTCGTTCTTGTACCGTGGTTTCTTCCACAGTCAGAGGGTAGCCTATTCTGAAATAATCACGATTATGCGGATACTCTCCAAACCATACATCTAAAAAGGTACTTGGTTTTTTCAATGTCATTTCAATTAATGCTGGAGCTTCTACACTTCCTTTATTAGTAAAATAAGAAGTTGTTTCTGTAGACCACTCTTGCGTAAATTTGTGAGTTTTGATTTTCCCTAATTTATACGGCATTGGACAAACAAAAGTAATAACACCTTTACCTCTATTAACTATTTCGTCCAAATCGACAGAACCATCAATTAATGCTAAATAAGTCCTGTCTAACTCATCATCAAAAATAAGTTCAGCAGGTTGCTCTGTATATAACCAATCCGCTAAATCTTCTTTTAACTTTTGCAAATCCGCCATATCTTTTTTCGCTTTAATGACAAGAGGAACGTCAATACGACGTTCCTCCGTTTCTGTATTAAGTAAAAGAGCCCCTGCGCGATGAGGGACTCTTACTAATCTTCTTTTTACTGGAGCCCATGAAGGACGTTTTCTTCCAACTAGCATTTGAATATAATCTTTTCTAATATTATTAAAAGTAAAACTAAGTTTCCCCAACATGCTCACCACCCTTAAAATTCCTCTCTTCTTTTTTGCTCACGATCTTGAAGCTTTGTAGTATAGGTGTAACTTCCATTTGCAAGCTCTTTTCCATCTAAAACATTAGTCATGTTTACAGTTAGCTTCAATTCTTGTTCTCCACCTGGTCTATTTGGAAATATTGTTTTTGCTGTAGGTGAATTGTTATAAGATAATTGCGGTTGTGCATATCCGTTGAAATCACCAAAGGTATTACGCGGGATACTATATTGATTAGTTTGGAAGCCAAAATCAAAAACAGATGGCATATTCCCCATCTGCTTTTTAACGGTTCCGACTACATTTTTTGCTGCATCGACAACAAACCGTTTCCCTTTATCCATACCAACTCCAACACCTTCTGGAACCGCGCTACCAACTGGAATCATCACTTTAGATGGACTGTTAATCTCTAGTGCTCCAGAAATAGTCTTTTTAATATCATTTGCAATTCCCGCAGCCTTACTAAATAGACCTCCTGAAGCGTCATCTATTCCTCTTCCAAGACCTTCTATAATTGATTTACCGATGGAACGTAGATTTATAGTGCTGAAAAATTTTTCAACTGTGTTCCACTTTTCTTCAATATCGTTCTTTATCTCCCGCATTTTATCAGTAACAGCTTTTTTCTGCTCTTCAAATTTCTTTGAAACTGTATTTTTTATTTCCTCTACCTTATTACTTGCAGAGGTTTTCATATCTTCATACCTATTGGTAACATCTGACCACATTTCTTTCATTTTTCGAACAACATCATCTTTCATAACTTGATATTTCGATTTTACTTGGCCAGTTTCCCAATCCACCTGATTTGCATGTTCACCCGCTTGGGCTTTTGCTTCATTCACGATTTCCTTATGCTTATCTCTTGCTGTAGAAACTGTGCCATCATATTGGCGTTTTGCCTCTGCAATAATTGCGTTCGCTTCATCAGCAGTAATCGTTTTATTTTCATCACGTTGACGAATTGCCTCAGCAATTTTTTCATCGCGGGTTTTTTTCGCATCTTCAATAACTTTATCCCTTGCTTTGGCGCTATTTTCTACAACTTCCGCTGCCTGTCTAGCTGAAATTTCACTAGCCTGCACGCGCATATTTTCAAGAATTACCTTTTGCTCCATTTGATTTTTAGACATATGCTCAACAGCAACTCTGTCCATTTCATCCTGTAATGCTTGTAACGAGATGCGTTCGGATGTTGTTAATTCTCTATTTTCTCTAGCCGCTGTTTGTAATATTTCTTTAATTTTATTTTCCTTTTCTTGTGTTTTAAGCTTTTCTTGTTCATAGTGTTGATTTAACTGTTCGATTCGTTTGTTCTCTTCTTCAGCTGTTAATACATATGAATCAGCAAAGAACTTTTTAAGTCCTTCAATTTCTTTTTGCTGTCTTGCGTTGGTTTTTTCAATGATGGTATTAGCTAATTTGTCATATTGACCAATCAACTTCTGCGACTGTTCTTCTGTTATTACTTCATGATTCAATCTAATTTCAGTTAACTTTTGTCTAATACCATCAGACAGCTTGAAATACTCACCAAGAACTTTCTTTGTCGAGGAGCTTACTTTCCCTTCTGTATTCGTAGCAAAACGATCTACTGAAGCGATACTGTCTTCAGTTGCTTTTTGATATGCTTTATATGCGACAACTCCAGTTCCAATGAGAGCGGCTGCTATTAAACCAACAGGTCCAAGAAGTACTCCTAATGCACTCCCTAAAAACCCAACTGCTCCAGCGGCCACCCCGGCAATCCCACCAATTGGCGCTAACGCTAAAGATAAAGCACCAATACCTGAAACAACCATTCCAACTGCTCCAAGAAATACTCCTATAGCTGTTACGATAGCTGTTATCGCAAGAACAATACCACCTGTAATTGCAATTGCTTTTTGCACTGGTCCAGGTAATGAATTAAAACCATCGACGAGTTTTTGTAAACCAGCAACAAAAGCACTAACCACAGGGGCAAGCGCATCACCAATTGTCTTTTTCATTGTGTCGAATGCTCCACTTAATTGTTCAATGCGACCTTTCAAAGTGTTCATTTTCGTATTAGCGGTCTCTAAAGCAGTTACTTTAGACATCTCTGTATACATTTTATTTACACCTTGTGAGCCTTCATTAAACAAAATAGTTGCACCACGAACTGCATCTGAACCAAATAATGTTTCTAAAGCCATACTTCGTTGTTGATCCGTTAAATCTTTCATAGATTCATGAAGAGTTCCAGATATATTTTCTAAACTTTGGATTTTCCCTTGTTGATCGTAAAATTTTGAAGATAAGAAAGCTGAACTTGTAGCTAACTCCCGGAATGTAGTATCGCATTTATCATTCCATTTCGTAACGCCTTCTGTTTTCATTACATATTTTTCTAAAGCTACCTCTATATCCCCTACATTTCTGGAAGCTGGTTGAATACCGTTTTTAACCAAGAAATCAAAACCAGCTTGTGCATTATACGTAATAAGACCCAAATCTCGCATTTTGTTATATGCTTCTTTTGTAGATGGATTTAACCGCATTAGCATCGTTTTTAAAGATGTACCTGCATCTGATCCCTTTAGACCGTTTTGGGCAAATACTGCTAAAGCAGTTGATGTATCTCTAAATGTCATGCCTGCTCCAGCCGCAACTGCCGCAGATGCTGATAAGCCATATTTCAATTCATGTACATCAGTAGCTGAAGCATTAGCGGCTCCTGCAAGTAAGTTAGCGGCATCTGTAACACTTAAACCGTCTTTTTTAAATGCATTCAAAGCGGTTGAAGCAATTTCTGCTGCTTCACCCAACTCTAATTCTCCAGCCGCTGCTAAGTTTAGCGCCCCTTCTAATCCACCATTGATGATGTCGGTTAAACCAACACCGGCTTTTATTAATTCTTCAATCCCTTTTCCAGCTTCTACAGAAGAATATTTCGTATCTTCCCCGTATTTAACAGCTAATTCGGAGAGTTTACTCATTTCTTGTCCTGTCGCACCAGATACCGCTTTTATGTTAGCCATCTGTTGTTCAAAGTTCATGGATTCTTCCACAGCTGATTTTAGACCGCGACCAATTGCATAAGTCATCCCACCAAATACCATGCCAATTTGCATTCCGGCATTTTGCAAATGATTACCTAAGGTTTCCATGCGATTACCAAAGTTTATTAAACGATTGCCTTGTTGTTCTAATTCATGATTTGACTGGCGTAATTCAGTTTCAAATCGATTCAGTTCAGCTGTAGCCCGATGAATTTGTTCTGCGTATCGTTGTGCGGATTGACTCGCTTCACCTTCTTCTGTTTTAGCGCGATTATAAGCTTGTTGAAGTTCCCTAATCTTTTCTTTTTGTTTATCTACCATACGAGATAAAACATCTACTTTAGCTCGCGTTTGTTCCGTTGCATTAGAAAAACCGCCCATTCCTGTTGTAATAGACTGAAATTCAGCTTGTAGGGCTTTTAAAGAATTATTTAACTTATCCATCCCTTTTTGTTCAGCTTGCTTATTTACTTGCTTTAATTCATTTTCAAATCTATTTAAATCAGCAACTGCTTTATTAACTTGCGAAGCATATCGTTGAGTTGCTGCATCGTTTTCACCTAATTTAGCTTTATTTTGATCATAAGCTTGTCGTAATGCTTTAACTTTTTCTTTTTGCGCTTCAATCAGCCTATTAAGTGCATCTGTTTTAGCTCTTGTTTGGTCACTGGCGTTTGCAAATCCACCCATTCCTGTACTAATTGATTTTAATTCATTCTGCAATGTTCTTACTGCTCGACCTGAATTTGCTATACCTTGACGAAAATTCACATTATCAAGGGACAGCCTAACGACTAAATTATTCATTTCATTCGCCATCATCTTCCCCCTCGTTAGATAATGTTTTCTGCTGGAACTTCAATTTCATTTGAATTCTGATTTTCACTATTTGACTGATCTTGTTCGCGATACTTTTGGTTCAGTCCTAAATAATGCCAAATATCCATTTCGTTATCGATATGATGATGTTTATATCCCTGACGTAATAAAGAGAGGTAGAGCTCGTCCATAAACTCACTGAACGTTAGCCCTCCTCCCTCTACGCGTTTGGGTTTGTTTCTTCTTCAGTTCCTGGTGTGCCACCAGCCGCTTCCACAGTTGCATTAATAATTGCGTTAATTACGTCTGAAGTTGTCGATAAGAATTCACGGGCATCCACGCCGTCCCAGTACTGATCCAATGTAAATTGTTCTCCGTAAACTTTTACTACATATTGAACCATTTTGTCCATATCCTCAGGGCCAGGATTGTTTGGAATATCAGCAAGTTCAGGCGCTTGGCGAATTAAACGAGCTGGAATGAACTCTGGTAAATTAAAGGTTTTCTTTTCTTTATTAATCATTAATGTTAGTTTCATAGTTATTCCTCCTTAGTTAATAAAAAAAGAGAGAGCTTTTGCTCCCTCCTACTTTCCTGCTGGTGGTTGTGCCACTGGTTTCTCGTATACCTTTTTAAACCAATTGTCTCCAATAGCTTTTGTAAACGTAGGTTCATCTTCATCGGCTGTAAACTTAGTTCTATCATCAAAATCACGTTCAATAAACGAACCTTTCAGTTTGGTTGTTTGGAAGTTTGGCTTATCTTTTTTAGTTTCAGCTTCTTCCTCTTCTTGTGAAAGTTTCCCTTTTAATAACCAAACATATCGATATTTTCCATTAGCCTTTAAAAAGCGCCATCCGATTGCTAGATATGGCTTTTCACCTTCTCGTTTTTCATCTAATACACCATCAGTAACTTCTGGAAATCCCTCAATGTCTGCCTTTGTTGATAATGAAAGACCTCGAACTTCAATTTCAACCTCAACCTCACCATCAGACTCAGCGATTTCCGATTTTTTATTGTCACTCCACATAATCTCAGTAGCTACTTTTTTAGATGTTTTAACCTTCACTGCGCCTTCCATTTTCTTTACAGTATCATAATCAACACCTGTCGAATCATCTTTTAATGTTTTTGCATAAACAAGACTATCAACACCGACAGTCGAACTAATTTTAACAACTTCTCCAGCCATCTATAACTCCACTCCTTTCGCGAATCGCATCGCGTAATGAAAAATTTGTGTATCATCTTCATATAAATCAGCAACTGCATAGCGTGAGAAACCAATACTTTTCATGATTTCATTCACTTTTTGATGGATTGCTGTTGTACTGCCCTTTGACCAAATATCGACTTGGAATGAAATTTCACTTTCACTTTCCTCATTGTCTGCAAACCCATCTGGTCTATTGTCTAATTCAAAAAATGTAATCCGTGGAAACTCTTCAGCATTTTTGGCTTTACGATAATAAATACGTTTTCCACCTAATAAAGAAACAAGCTCCTGATTTTTTTCAAGAGCTTGTACAATTTTTGGGCGTAAGTTTATCATAAATTCAACCTCATTTCATTCTTCAGTATGTCTGTCATAGCACGAATTGCAGCTTCTTTCGAAGAATTAAACCCTGGTTCAATAAATGGTTGAGCTGGCATTTTAGATGTCCCCCATTCTAAGAACTTCCCATAGAAATATGGAGAACGATCTGCTTTGTCTATTCCAATCTTGATTGTTTTTACGCCACCTTCCATTCTCGCCTTCGTAACTCGTATATTATCAAGCAAATGTTGACCTGTGCGCCAAGGTTCACTTTTTGATGGTTTCTTAGGACTTGAACTCCTTGGTTCACTTCTTTCTGCAATGGCTTTTCGAATTTTCTCACCACCAGCTGCAAGGGCTTTATCTTCAATCTTTTCCCCACGTAGACCCATTTGTTCTAATTCGGAAATCAAACGATCAAACCCTAATAAATCCACACCATCAGCCATTCATTCCACCACGCTTCCACATGATTGATAATGTATGTTTTTCAGTTGGAACAGCTGAAATAATGTCATAAATTACGTTCTTGTACTTAATCTTCATATCAGCGTTCACATCAGCACGATATCGAATTTCTGTTTCGCCTTGGATTTCGCTATTAGCTGCCGCTGCTTCAAAGTATTTTCGTCCCTTTAAGAAAGTAAAAGATCCCCATACAGTAAAAGAATCCTTATAACCTTCTATCGGATCACCGTCTGGGCCCCTTGCATCATCGTCTTTTATTTGGAATGTAAGACGTTTATCTAATTTACCTGGATTCATGTGGAATCACCTACACAATATTGCAATTGGACTAATATTGACTGCAAACTAAATGCTAGTTGTTCAGCTTTTCCAACCGCTTCCCGATTTTCATGCCAATGAGCAATTAAAATACGAGCTGCTAATTTAGCAAGCTCGCTTTTTAAATTTACATTTTTACTTGTGGCATTCTTAATATACATTTCAGCTGCTATTACGAAAGATGTAATGAGATCGTCCTCCTCATCACCATCCACACGAAGATACTTTTTCGCTTCCTCTAATGTTAGTACCAAGAAGAACACCTCCTACTTTATTAAGCTCCTGTTTTAGGTGCAACCGTAATTTGTCCATACACAACTGCTTCTGTATCCCATGATGTAACGTCCTCACGCTCAATCGCTCGGAATTCAGAAGTATTTGTTCTCCAAGCATTTCCACCTTCTGTAGTCATGTCGATAGATAATTGTTTTCTATCCCAAAGAATAATGGCTTCTTTTAAATTACCAACAATGAAAGGCGCTTTCCCATCTTTATCTGTAGCAATTGTCTTATTTGATAAAGTAATAACCGGTTTTCCTGACAATAAACTACGTGTTGGATTTGTTGGGTCTGGTTGAAGAAGCGGACGACCATTTTTATCTTCTAATTGATCCAAGTAATTGAATCCATCTTGGTTAGTGAAAATATTAGCTCCGGTTGCAAAAGCTGGGTCCAATGTAACATTTAATGCTGTTTTAATGCCTTTGTAATCCACAAAATCTACCTTTGTCAATTTGTTAAGTTCTTGCAAAATTAGGTAGTTACGAGTAGCAATAGATTTTTTAGCAATCCATTGACGTAAATATTCTTCTAAAGCTTGATCTGTATCATCTAATAAATCATTTGGCACCGGTAAGAAGCCTGCGTAATCTTCAATAGCATAAGATAAACGATCAAATTCAGGAGAAGCAATTTCTTGCATCGCATTCGGTTTCCCATATTCAGATAACGGCGCAAATGGTGTTGATGCTGCGCGTTTTTCTAACGTACGAGCACCTTTGTTTGTTGTGACAGGTTGTACATTTACATATTGCTCTAGGTTATCTACCGTTTGTTTTAGCTGATTAATAGTTGTCGTAATATCTTCTGGAACAATATAACCGCCATCTTTACCTGTATTCTCAGATAATGCGGCTTTATACTCCTGCATAACGCTTGCTTCTTCATGAGTCAAATTTTGACCGCGAATAGCTTTCATAAATACTTCTTTATAGGACTTATCTTCATTTTCAACTGATGCTGGAGGTAATACTCCTGCTTGTGAATTTACAGGGTCAGGAACTTGAATTTGCTTCATCGCTAGATAGTTATCCAGTTCATTTTTTGCATTTCTTGCTTCTTCAATTTTTGCCTTTGCATCTTCATATTTGCCGCTATTGTTGAACTCTTCTGCCTTTGCTTTTAAATCAGCAACTTTTTGACGTAACTCTTGTTCATGTTTATCCATTCGGTATTTCCTCCTTGTATTGGCACAAAAAATAGACCTATAGTTCTAACAGGTCTAGTGCATTTTGTATTTTTAATTGTTCATTCAGATCATTCTTTGGAATAGAAGGTGCTTTTGCTACAATCTTATTTGGTGTTTTTTGATATTTATCAAAGTAATCACTACTACAAGCTGCGACTTCTTTTGCCTCCACAACTTCTATATTGAAGTATTTTTCAGCTTCTTCACCACTTAACCAAGTCTCAGCATCTACTAATTGCTGAATTTCTTCAATTTCAATACCTTCTTTTAAGTTCTCTTTGTATACATTCATGATTCCTGATTCGATATTATCAAGGTCCTCTGCTGCTTTTCGGAAATCAATTGCATTTCCAGCTGCATATGTCCAAGGCTTATGAATCATTAAGAATGCATTAGAAGGAACAACAACACGATCACCAGCTAGGGCGATTACAGAAGCAATAGAAGCTGCAACACCATCCACATAAACAGTTTTTTGTGCTTTATTGCGCTTTAACATGTTATAAATGGCTAAACCAGCAAATACAGAACCACCACCACTATTTACATAGATATTAAGGTTACTTTTATCATCCAATTGCCCTAAGATATTTTTTACATCATCAGGCATAATGTCAGAATCATCCCATTTCCAACCTGTATTATTTATGATGTCACCATAAATAAATAAGTCTGCTGATGATTCCGTTTGATTTTTAATAGTAAATACGTCTTTAATCGTCCTCACCTCCCTTCTGTAGTGCCCCTCCATTTGCTTTCGCTAATTGATATTCATCCGCAATTTCAATAGATACATGATTTAAATCAACACGATGTTTATCACCGTATTCCCCAATCCCATCCATATCCTCTAGTTCTAGCACTTTATTGATTGAGAAAGCACCAGCATCTAACATAATTTTGTAGAATTCTGCTCTTGATTTAGAATCAGCACGTAATAAACTTGTTAGATTAAACTTTAAGTAATATCGTTTTTGCTCATTAAATGAAAATGCTTTATAAGAAAACTCTTCCTCATATTGAATAAGAATTGGACTCAATGTATTTTGAATAAAATCCAGCGCTTGTTGCTCAATATTGGAGAAAGTAGCACGATCTAACTCATTAATCATGTGCAAAGGAATATTAAAGATGTTCGCAATCTCACCTTTATCAAATTTCATACCTTCAATAAATTGAGCATCTTTCAAAGGCATTCCAACCTTTTCAAATTCTAAACCAGCATCTAAAATTGCAATCCTTTGAGCATTATTTAATCCTGTATTTGCCTCTTCCCATGCATCACGAAGTACATCTTTCGCCTCTTTGCCAAGTGCTTGTTGCGTTTTTAATATTCCACTATGCGCTGCACCGTTTGTAAAGAACTTACCTTTAAACTTTTGTGCCGCCTGTGAGCTACCTATTGATTCCCTTGCAATTTGGATAGGTGGTTTCCCCTTTAAACCATCAGTAGACAATGTAGTAAGATGAACAATGTCATCATCAGGTATTTTTACAGGTGTACCGTCTGGCAAACTAGTAAAGTACCATAATTTATTTGTCTTCAGGTCCACACTGGGGGTTGTAACAGCTGGATTCAATACCCACAATTCTTTTGGTCTTCCATCCACACCCCAATGAATATTTATATAAGCATTTCCCCATGTATTGCGATGTGTTTCGATTAGATGTTTAAATTTAAATGGGCTTTGGTAAGGATTGGGGCGTCTTTCCAAAACAAACGACACTTGATGCGCCTTATCCCGTTCTCTTCCCTTCGCTGTCTTTTTAAATGTTTGAAAAGGAAGCATCGCAACACTATTTGCAAGGATGTTAATACATCGATAAACCGTCGGAACACCTAAGGATGACTCTACCGTTACCTTTTCACCGCTTGCGGCTTGATAGCCAAATAAACTTTTAAACCAGGGAGAAGGATTTTTTAAATCTGTCGTATCCTGATTTCTAAATAACTGCCGAAAAATCAAAAGTTTCACCTCCTTTCTATCTTCTTATCATTACCACCCCCAACATTGTGAGAATAATTCCTAACAGATACCATCCATAAATCGGATTAATAAAGAAAGTCGTCCCTACAATAATGGACAATCCCGAAATTAATAGTACATCTTCTAAAATACTTATAAAAAATATAAAGAATCGCATGTCATTCCCCCTAGAATGAGAAATCTTGACTTAAAATATAGGAATTTAAGTCCATTTCACCAGAATTGAGCATGCATCGAACATGTGAGTTAATAACAGCTGCAATTGGGTCAATTCTTTCTGTTGCTTTTGACTTGTCCAACATAATGTTTTCGTTAGCATCCTGTTTTGTTATAGCATTGCTAACAGCCCAATTTAATACAGGGTTGTTATTATGGATGACTTTTTTCTGATACACTTGTTCACGAAAATCCTTTGTAGGACCTGATAAAGTCGCCATTCCTTGACGTATTTCCACCACTGTATATCCTTCCGCTTCCATGTCTTGCATGAATTGCGTTGCATTCCAAGGGTCAGCACATATTTCTTTTATTTTGAATTTATTCTCTTTTTCCATGGTTTTAATATGTTTTTTAATATATTCATAATCAACTACCGCACCAGGTGTTGTTGTAATCCACCCTTGTTGTATCCAAAGATCATACGGAACTTTATCTGTCTTTCTTTTCTCATGCAACGTATCTTCCGGCATAAAACTATGACTAATTACGATATACGTATCATCCTTTTTAAATTCAAAATCTACACTTGTTAAGTCAATTTTTGCTGATAAATCGACACCTACTGTGCATTCCAACCCTTTTAATTCGGATAATTCCACAGTTTCTTTGCACTCTTTCCATTTTTGCATATCCATGTAGCCATTTTCTTTCATATCCACCCATCTATTCATGTTTTTCGTGAGATAATTACGCATTTTCTCAGGTACATCAAGGGCTGATTGAAGTTCTCCTTTTAAGAAAGTACGTCCTTCTTCATAACTACATAGAATTGGATTTGCTTTCTCCCACACTTCTGAATTCGTAATCTCATCATCTTTATCTAATTCATTAACCATGACAAAATATTCTTCGTTTTCAATATCAATATTAGGGTCCAAAATCTTAGAAACATATTGATACTCCACACGATAGCAAGGATGACTCAAATTAAAACCAGCTGTCGTTATAATCATCATAAGTGGATTCGGACGAGCACCCGAACCTGACACTAAAACATCATAAATTTCAGAAGTAGGATGTGCATGATATTCATCAATAATTCCGCACTGAACATTCAGTCCATCACCAGATTTCCCAGCATCTTTTGATAGTGCTGAAATAAAAGAATCAGTTTTAAGGTGTTCAATTTTCCCATACGCAATATTAAACTTTCCTTTTAAATCTTCACATCCATTCATTTGTGCTTTAATTTCATTCCAAACAATTTTACTTTGTTCCGTTTTCGTAGCTCCAATGTATACTTCCGACATATTTTCACCAAATGCCATTGCTTCATAAGAACCTACACATGCTAAAGATTGAGACTTTGCGTTTTTACGTCCAACTTGCCAATATGCCTTTTTAAATCGCCTTAATCCCGTATTACGATGAACCCATCCGTAAATATTGCTAAATACAAAAATTTGTATCGAATGTGGTTCAATTCTCTGACCTGCTAATTTTCCTTTTGTATGTTTAAAAAGAGACATCCACTTTAAGAAACGAAGTGCTTTTTCTTCCTTAAAAACATATGGGAAATCTTCAGACCCTTCACGCTCAATATCTTTTAAAAATCGTTTACAAGCCTGTTTATGCTTCTGACAAGCAACAACTTCACCATTTAGTACATCATCACAGTAGTCCAGCATCCATTGTCTAATCATGTTATACGTCAAACTCCTTTTCTACGTTTGTTTTCGGACCTTGTTTTATATTTGGAATGACAATTTTCGCTCTTGCACTTGGTGTAAGACCAAATTCAACAGCCAAAGCCTTCATTTGTTCATGCAATTGCTTTTTCTTTGTAAGTAATGGATGTGGAACTTTATTGGTTTCAGCTGCCTTATTGGTATATTCAACAAGAAGTCCTTCTTCTCGGATAATTTTGGTGCATTCAACATAGTCAGAATAAGCATCGCAATACGTTGCTAATGCATTCACGTCTATGTTTGTGATAACGTCTAGCTCTAGTAATTCACCAGCAATTCTTCTAAATTCTTTCTTTGCAACTGAATCTAACCACGTTGGTGGCTTTACCTTGTCCTTTTTTGCTTGTAACTGTTTTTCGGCTTTTAATCGCTGCTCAATTTCATCTTTTGTCAATCGATTTGTATTACCTTCTAATAAATGCAAATGAATCGGCTTCGCTTTCCTTCCTATGAGAACCACCTCCCTCGGCTGAACCCCCTTTTATAGAATAAAACGAACTTTTTGCACGGAAAGCTAGGCGGCGGTCTCCAGGGAGTCGCCTTTTGCTTTTTCATGGTGGGGGCATGTTTATGATTTTCTTCTTTTGAATTATTTTTTATTTTTCTTCTCATCTTCTTTTGTTTTCTTGTTATGGCAAGCATGACAAAGCGTTTGTAAATTTGATGGCTCTAGTCGTTTCGACCAATCAACACGTATAGGAATGATATGATCGACTACATCACCTATCTTAATGATTTCCTTACTTCTACATTGAACACATAGCCCATGATCTCTACGGTAAATAAGCTCACGCATATCCTTCCACAATCTTGAATTGTAGAATGAACGTGAGCTTTTGTTTCGAATATGTTTGTCGTAATATCTTACGGTTTCTTTTTCCTTTTCGATGTGTTTAGCACAATACTTATCCCGCGTCAGTTCATTGCAACCTAATGACTTGCACGGCTTAAATGGTTTACTTGGCACCTTCCATCCTCTTTCTTAACCGTTTCATTTCATCCTCGATGTTAAGATTCTTCTTATTAATCCGTTCGTGGTACTTAGCAATGTCCGCTTGATACCTACGAATCTTATCGTTCACATATGCAGCAACATGTTCATTTTTACAATGAGGACAAATAAAGAAACACTTTTCAATTCTTTTTGGAAGTTGCTCTACTTGTGGTTGCATATCGTAATCCTTATTACAGTTAGAACAATAGACTTGCATCTATCATCACTCCCTATTCTAAACAAATTCATCCATTGCCTTACCAAGCAAACTAATCATCGCTTCTCTCTTTTGCTTTGGTGTTGTATTATCTTCCAACTCATTAAAGATTGGAATTACACTTTCTAATTTCTGTTTATCAATACATTCATTTACAAGGTCCTGTCCTAACATTGAAATGAATGTACCAATTGCAACCGCTTGTTCTTGTTTTGTTAGTTTCATTATTCGTCACCCTTTTCGATTAAATGCTCCAGACCTTCTAACGCTTCTCCACCATTCACGCATATCATTACATTTCTTAAAATAGTAATTACATCATCTAATGATTGGATTTTATTTGGACCAATCTTATATTGCTTTAAAGGTTTAAGTGTCATTGTTTTACCTTCCATCATTCATCCTCCTTCAAAATAAAAATTTCTAATTAAATGCTTTGATTACCAATTGTTTTCCTATTCTATAATTTGTAGGATTACCTTCTTTTTTGTCGAATTTGTAGAATGTAAGGAGGTGATAACATGAAATTAAATCAAGATTGTATTCGTTCTGTTCTTTTGGAACTAGAAGAAAAATTAAACCTAGGTCAACACATTCATCTTCATCAATTAAAAGAATTTAATACTTTTAACAAATACGGCGAAAACGAATCTATATACGCCATTTTAAAACTTATAGAAGCTGGATACATAAACGGCTCTTACCAGTTTGATGGAGATGAAATTTATGCTCTAGGAATAGGATCGATTACTTTTTCAGGGCATGAATTCCTAGATACTATTAGAGACTCAAAAGTTTGGGCTAAAACAAAAGAACTTACTAAAAAGTTATCTAGTGTTCCTTTAAGTGTACTCTCAGCAACAGCTGTAAAAGTGACAACTAGTTTTATAGGATTATCTTAACTATGTTCACCATTTAAGTACCCGTGTTTACTTAGAAACCGTTCAAATTCTTCTAAAAATATCTTGTACTTATTTGGCGAATAATCATTACTCATAAAAGTCAGTTCAAGATTGAGCTGACTTTTCATTTCGGTTCCTATAGTCGGATTGTCAATAGAATACCCTTTCACCCAAACTGCTGTATGTGTATCCAATTTTTCTGTCAAAATCGGCCTATGGTATGCCGTCATATAAACCATCCTCTCCAAAATAAAAAAGCACCCAAATGGATGCTTTGATTTATATTATTAATTCAATTACGGTACGTGAAGTTTTAAATTTCTTCCAATCACCTAATAATGATCTCCTGATATTCATCATCAATATTAAGTAACTGGAAGAAGAGCAAAAGCTCTCCTTAATAACGGTACCATTCAATCGTTACCATCTGCTGGTTTCGGATTTTATGTGCGCCATTATGAAACCGTCTAGACAACATATAGATTATAAAGGAATCTTTATGAGTTGTGTTTTCCGCCACTTCTCACAATACAAATATATCACGTTGATTCCAAAACAACCGGCACATTTACTGCCAAAAAGCGGTCATGACTCTGCCACTTATTTTAATTTGCTAATAGCCTTTATTTCCCTAGACAACCTCAATGCAACAGCCATAAAGAATAGATTGAATTTTATTTAGGTATTATGCTTGATCTGATTGTAGAACATGTAATGGAGGCGGAATAATCCAACCTTTTTTCTTATTCAGACGAAGTAATATAGCTCCAGCTTGTGCTTTTTTCATATGAAATTGACCAAACATCATTCCAACATCTTCTCGAAGAGATTGTCCCATAGCTTGACTACATGCTACTAATCCAGCAGCAAGATCCATAGAAACTTTAGCTGCAATTTCCGCATCATTAATACGAGCACCAGGAGGAATCGTTTCAATAGATGCAACCGGTCTTTCTGGAGGTGCTGGTGGTAATGCAACTCCATTTAATTTTAATAAATTTTTTAATTCTTCAACCTCTGATTGGATACCATTCTCTACAAGGTTTTCTAAAAATCCCTTTAAATCCTCGTCCCCTGTGTGGTTAATAAGAACTTGATAACCAGCAATTGTGCCTTGTGCTGCTGCAAGATAACTCCAAATCCCAAAGACTTCTCCGTAGTGCATTGGTTCATTTTGTGGATTTCCACTTAAAATACCCATAAAAATATTCCTCCTTAAAGAAATTAAACTTTTAGCAACAATACTTACTATAGAAAAAATTTTCCTAACCATGTTCTGGATTAAAGAAAATAAGTTCTTATAACTCATACGGAACACCTTACCCAAATATAGTAATTTTCCCTCATAGAATGTACCGTTACCAAAAATTTATTCTTATAAATAATAAATACATTTCAATTAACTTAATCCATTATTATAAGTACTTTTAATAATAAAAATTAAAGATGTTTATCATAATTTCAATTCAAATGGTTTTATATATTTTCAAACGAATATTGTCTAAAGAAACTGGAGACATTACTGAATATGAAAGGAGGGAAAAACTATGAAGAAAAAATTCTCATCTATTTTAAGTGCTCTATTACTAACTATTATGGTTTTTGGTACCAATGTTCATGCTGAATACAATGGAGATAATATGGATAGAGTTAATAATAATATTACAACTCGAGTTAATGACAATAACATGAATAGAGTTAATAATGATACTAGAACTCGAAATGTGAATACAACAAATGATTTGAACAATGATCGTGATGATAATAATAATAATTGGGCGTGGCTTGGTTTATTAGGACTAGCAGGTTTATTTGGTCTTAGAAGAAAAGAAAAAGAACCAGAAAGACGTTAATATAGAACATTGTATTTAAAAGATACTTACTTATCGAAAGAATGCAAAATGAATAAACTATGAATCGCCTTTAATGAGGCGATTTTTTATTTTTTCAAATTCAATAATAATTACATAAAAACGGATACTATTAATCGGAAACAATGAATTTCTTAACTTGATGATAATGTAGCGTTACGTCCATTTGATAAACCATGCTTTTGTTTTATGCCGTTGCTTCACTTACCCATATCTTATATTGTGTGTAACTGACCCCTTCGCTGAATCCCTTGATATCATTGATTTCATTTAACTTTCTCTTTTGAGTTACACAGTACGAAAATTATGAGTAACTATATAGGGATACCACCAGCATTTTGCAAAATAACCTACGCTATGCGGAAAAATAAAATAAGCTGCCCATGTGGACAGCTTATTTACATAATTATCGTTATTGGAAGTAAAAAAAACCTCTTTTATTCAACGAAAGGTATTACATGCTATTCAAAATGCAATAAAAAAAATAAAATACTAAGACAACAAGAGTAATAATATTCGATGTTGTTCTGAAATTTTTGTTTTCATATGTTTTATTTAACAAGAAGAAGAACAAAACGACCCAGACCCCATTGGAAAAGAATGATGTTAATGTATTGAAAATAACTCGAAACACAAACATAAAGTCTTCCATTAGCTTCCCACCGCCCTTTTCCTTATTATACCATTTCCCAAAAGTGATGTACGGTGTTTTTTGGATTGTATACCCTATACATATGCGGTTAACATAACGTCTCATTATTGGTAGTTAATTGCGTAAATTATGATAGTTCCCCTCACAATAGTATGGTCTATAGTCAGGGAACTATATAAAAAACAATTAGTTAGATTATCTGTTTTATGGGGGTAGCAGCTTATCGTTATTCATATTTCCCTGACTATATCCTTTTTTAAGATGGAAGAACCAAGCTAGCCACTACTCCGGCGTGATCGGAAGGCCAGAGAGCAGTTGGTGTTCTGTCGCTCTGTTCTTTTCCTACTACATTTGCCACAATCGGGTTCCAACCGTTTTTAAACAAAATAAAATCTATTCTTATGTTCAGGGAGGACACAGCATTCAACAGGTCAGGATCCTGACAACAGGTAAATCCAGGTCCTTCACCGACCTCTATCCAAACGTCTTGAAATCCGGTATTGATAAAATCCCCGTATGTTGGTGTGCCAGTACCATCAGCGTTTGAATTCAGATCTCCTAGAAGAATCAACGGCAGATTTGTATTGGCTGGCCCTGCCAGTAACTCGTTCCCTTGGGCGATTTGAACGGGGGGAGAAAGAGGCTCCAAATGGGTGTTAATCACCCGGAAGGTACGTCCATTTGCGCTAACGTCGATAGATGACCATCCCCGAAGAATTTCAAACGGTTGTCCTCCAATCTGTACCGTTAAATTGGTTTGAAAATTGGCTTCTTGCCGCTGAATAATCTTTAACCCTGATCCCTTTCGGATTAATATGGTATCTCTGTCCAATAACCCTACTATATTCCCATTGCTGCTTGGCAGTTGTTCTGAGAAGTTTTCGTTTTGGGCTGCAACTTCATAGTGTAATCCCCTTTTTCTTAATTCACTTAGCAGCAATTCTACAAAGTCGTATGTGACTGTCGGCAAATTCGGAACAAAGAGTTGCCATAGTTCTGCTTCTTGCAATCCGATGATATCTGGTTTCTTCAATATAATCTGATTGGCAATCTCCTTCACACGTACAGGAAAATTGGTCGCAAGAAATTGTCGAAACACTTCTGTTACCCGCTGGGGAATTTGTGCTGGCGTAGCAGTGAAAATCGGTGTTACATCCGCACCTAAATAAATATTCCACGTCATGACAGTTAGTGGTCCTTGGGGTTCTGGAATCGGAGGGACAGCAGGTGGAAAAGCAGGAAAAAGTCTACGACAGCATCTTTGTTTTGAAAAATATGAGTTCAAAACAATTCATCTCCTTTTTTTCGAAATTTAATATAATTATTTATATTCGAATCTAGTACTTTGGCTTGTATGCTTGTTTACGCCTAATAAAATTGATGATGTATATCTTATACATGTAAGGTTAACATAACGTCCTATTATCGGTAGGAAGGAAACTGTACTCTCACCAAGGAACCTTCTTTTTTGTTCTATGGATCTATGCATTTTTTATACATTCCTATCCTAGCGCGGTTTTAGGGTTCTTGTTTGTTACTGGAACTGTATAAAATCTTTCATACTCTTAGCGTAGGGTTTTCCAAAATGCTGCGATACCCCTAGATTTAAAAAGAAAAAGCAATGCTTAGATTTTAAACCTATTCATTGCTTTATCCATTACATCTTGGTTTACACCTATATAACGTAACGTGACCTTCTCTGACGAGTGATTGAATATCTCCATGAGTAATGCTATGTTTTTTGTTTGCATGTACATGTGATACCCGTATGTTTTCCTTAACGTATGTGTGCCTATTTCATCTAACCCGAACTCTGCCGCCGCTCCACTTAATATCTTATATGCCATGCTGCGACCGATTGGGCGATTCTTACCTTGTCTGCTTTGCAATAAATACTCATTGTCTTCTCTTTCTATAATAAACCATTTAAGTTCTCTTTTCAGTGCTGCAGTAATTTGTATTCGTTTCTGTTTTCCTGTCTTCTTTTCTCTCATAGATATATGACTGCCTTTGACATCCCCTACCTTCAGTTTTAGAATATCCGAGATTCTGAGACCTGTATTAATGCCCATAATGAAAAGAATGTAATTACGTAAACTCTTTCCCTTAAAATACTCTTTTAACTGCTGTATTTGCTCTGGATCACGTATTGGCTGAACAAAATTCATTATTCATTACCTCCAGTTTCTTCTGTCTCATAAACTTCTAATCTAAGAGCAAAAGCAAGTTTATAAAACACTCTAGCCTTAACACGTCGATAAGTACGCTCGCTCATGCCAAGTTCGTTATACACCATATAATCGCATACATCTTCATCTTCTAAATAACGCCTTATAATAATGTTTCTTTGGTCCTTTCCAGCACGCCCATTGCCCAAACGACTTAGGAATTGATTAATACGAAATGCCGTTTTCTTAATCCACTCTTCTCGTTCACTTTGTTGTATATTAGCCATCGCTACATCTTCTAATGGCTTTCCTACATCATTTGTAGGCCCATGATATCTAATTTCATAAGAAGGAGTGACTTTCATTTCTTCACGCATCATTCCAAACTGTCTATATAAACGTACATTTTCGAGAACACCTTCTAATTTTTTCTGTGTTGCTACTCTATCGATTTTTGGCAAGAAAGATAATTGTTTAGTCATGTAAGACCACTCCTTTTTATTTTTAGATTACTTTTGTATTAATGCTCCACGTCTTCGTTCATAACGTGGTCCATGAATCCCTATTAAACCTTCAATGTCACGAGTACTTAACTTCTCTTTTCGTTTTTTCTTAGTTTTCTTTTTCGTTTGATTCGATTGTTTTTTCCACTCGCGTAATTGGTCCTTTAGTGCCTTCATATTTACCCATCTCCCTTTTCAAAATAAAAAGGACACCTATTCCTAAAACAGCTTTAATTGCTGCTTTAATGAATTGGTGTCCTCTAGTTTTCTAGCCGGACTGTATTCTGTTTGCGTTCACTTTAAAATACCAGCTTGTACAAAAATGTTTCTCCAGGCTTTATTGACTTGATACTTCTCCACCTCTTTTGCACGACGATTAATTGCTTTTCTTACTTTTCTTTTCTTCAAAGGTTTCATTCTGCTAACCTCACTTTTTATTAAAAGGATTATTTTATTAAGTTATTTTTCCTTAACCAGAAAAATTGGCCCATGCCTTTTACATCTTTCTCATGTATTGGCATTACATAAATCTCTTCATTGATTAATAGCTGCAACTCTACACATTGTTTTTCTTTGTTCCACCCGTAAGATGCCATAGGAACCATTTTAGGCTCTATTTTTTCTTCCATTTCCCTCTTCCTCCTGAATGAAACTCAATATTCCGTCAATACTGTAGATAGGCGATAGCCAGAACTCATTTAATGAAGTCCCTAACCTTTCTCCTTTCCCTCTTTTGGAGAACCAGCCGAGCAGTTAGCTTTTGCTAGCTGCTCTTTTATCGTTTTGGATGACCACACGCTTCTGTATAATCCCAATACCCTTTACATTCAGTTGAATCAGGTGTCATCTTGAAGTCTGCTAAACTTTCTGATACGCATTCCTTTGAATTAGGACGATTAGGAAAGTACATGTTCCAATAACACTCCGTACAGCTACAAGTTAAATCTTGTCCCTCTTGAACTTGGGCTACTTTTGTAAATATCGCTTCAAATAAGTCATCTATCATATCAATTCCTCCTTGAATAAATCCCCAAATCTTGTTCATACTATAAATACACTTGAGTTCTGAACTTCCTTCTTAATGTTTTTCTGGAGAGCAGTTAGCTTTTGCTAGCTGCTCTTTTAATTACACATTTTTGCATTAACACTCATATAATACTGAGAATTAAAAAATCATTTCATGTTTAAAGGAAAAGTATTCTTTTTCATTACTCCTCTCCCCCTTTAAATAACACTGTTTGAATAAGGTTTTTAAAGAGGGAATACATTAAAAAATCTTGGTTACACTGTAAACAGGCTCATGAATAGCCAATTTTACTAATATTCACTCTATGTCTATTACCTTGGGCCGAGCAATTAGCAAAAGCTAATTGCTCTTTTATATTGAGTTAATAATAAAATTTAGGTCTTATTCCTTTTCTACATCATATACTTTTAACCTAACTATCCAGCTCAAAGTGTTACCTCCTATCTTAAAGAGCACTGATGCATGGTGCTCTTTTTTAGTTTCCTTATTTCTATAAAACGAAATTTTTATACAAAAGACACACAATTAAACAAACGTAACTTCATATGATATATTGCATCCTTTCTTTTTAGAGTGGATAGTCGTTACAGAAGGGCACTTTCCGAAGTGCTCTTTTTTTAATATTCCCTACACCAAATAATTGTTGAATCATATATTAATTTCGAGAACACTCACAAGTCATAGATTTACAATGAGTCTTGGTCAAAGAGCGCTGTTACATGGCGCTCTTTTATTTATAATAAAATGAAATTTTTGTTTAGTTTTCTTTCATGCATATTATTTTGATATTTGTTTATAATATAGTCGTAACTTTTTGTTACAACATATATCTGTATCTAGTTGTACTTCTAAAATTGTACGACAGAGCAGTTAGCTACTTCAGCTAGCTGCTTTGTTGCGTTCAATGAATTTTCCATTAGATTATTCCTGCATAACATTTTCAAATCTGTTTATACTATAACTGTAACTTGTGGTTACAATTTGCGTATTCATGTGGTTTACTATGTACAACAAGCAGTTAGCTAATTAGGTTAACTGCTTTGTTGTGTGCAAAAAAAATTCAATTAACTTATCACTATTAGGCAAAAATCGAATATATTGTTATTGGATAGGAATTATCATTAAGACCATGGAGCGCCTTAGTCAAGCACTCCTCTTTTCTCAAAAAAATAAAGTTTTCGTTTAGTTTTCTTTCATTTCCGAATAATATTTTCAACCCTGTTCATACTATTTTTGTAACTCTTAGTTACGAACTATTTCTGTAAGCGTAGCGTTTCTTTTGTACAACGAGCAGTTAGTTTTATTAACTAGCTGCTTTGTTGTATAAAAGAAGTTTTTATTTCGGTTTCTTTTTTGCATAATATTTTCGATTCTGTTTATACTATAGGTGTAACTTGTAGTTACCACTCATAATATGTATGCTTAGTTAAATTCCTCAGCGTATTACAATGGAGCGGTTAGCTAGATTAGCTAGCTGCTTTATTTTGTAAAATAGCGTTTTTATTCAAAATAATGCCCTCATCCATTTGGACACATTTACCAGTATTTTTACCAAAAAATTCATGATATGGTTATTTAGTCGAGTACGTCATTACTTGACAACTACCCTTAGGAACCCCGCAGACAAACGGGGTTTCTTTTATTTAAATAACGATTTTATATAAAAACTGCACATATACTAAAAACATACATACAATACAATACTCATAATCATTTCAGAATTAGCCATTGAGCACCTTTTACGGTGCTCTTTATTTGTTACTAAATAAGGATTTTTTTAAATTTGTTCACACATAAGTATTAAACTGTTATACTTAACAAACCTGATTAGAAATGATACATTCTATGGAAAGCCCTAGTCCTCTAGGGCTCTTTTTTTATTCAAATAAGGATTTTTTTAAAGAACTGAATAAAATTCAATATTCCGCCAATACTAATCACAATACAATCTGCTTCTTACCCAGGTTGTATCGAATCGAGCAGTTATTTGCATTAACTGCTCGATTTTAATTTTTGTTACATAAACTTGATATTTTTGTCCATACTATAATCAACCATAAGATTTTGTACTCCTTAAATTAATGGTTGTAATGTTCTCATTGCAGTTAGCTTTTGCTAGCTGCTCTTTTCATTAAAATAAGAATTTTGTTATAAATTACAACCGACCGTGTTGCGTTAAGAATTTTGCTAATTCCTCTAAATACTCCTTAGCAAAATCAGATGGTTCTTCGCATATATGATCTAGGATTGATGATAAATTGTGATACGCTGTTTCCGCTTCATCCAGTTGCCCTTCTAAATAACCTTTTTTATACTCTTTATTTTCCATCCTTCATTCCACCTTTACTGTTATTACAGTGTTTTTAATCTAATAATTGTTGGCCAACTTTTTCTCCAAAATAACTATTTTGTTAAATTTCATAAATACAATCGCTTGTCCATTTCACTTTGTTTGACTTCAACATTTACTATTAGTAATACGAATTTTTTAGAGGTGAAAATATAATGGACGAATTTTTATCTTCCGCTGCAGTAAACCCTAGTTCGATTGGACCAACACTTCCTCCCATCCCACCATTCCAATTTCCGACTGGTGCTACCGGGCCAACTGGGCTAACTGGACCGACTGGACCGACTGGACCGACTGGACCAACTGGGCTAACTGGACCGACTGGACCGACTGGACCGACTGGGCCGACTGGACCGACTGGACCGACTGGACCGGCCCTATTTTTCACTCCCCTTGCACCAGAACCTGATTCTATAGATCTTCCACCAAATACAAATAACATTCTAATTATGGAGGTCTTTGTCCCTATAATAAATAAAGGTGACAAAGTCCTATTAAACGCGACAATCGGTACAGAACTTCTTGTTCAAATAGGTGCAGATGAAGGCACATCCTTTAACGTAGATGCTATTACGTATCAGTTATTCCGTGATGATGTGTTGCTGACAGATACACTTGTATCTGGAAAATACGAAGTAGGTGCTAATATAGATATGATATATTCTTTTAACTCCACATTTACATGGGTAGATCATCCACCGGACCCAATATTACCAATAGGTCCGGTTCATTATCGTATTGTAGCGAATATAGGGAATATTAGCGAAACTATAACATCTGCTCAAGTCAGAAACCGCGGTTTTTCTGCTGTAATATATCCCACTGATCCAATTTAATTAAAAATAGCGTTCACACATCCCAATACTATAAAGTGAATGTTAAATTTTCTACGTTTAATCAACCGAGCAGTTAGCTTTTGCTAGCTGTTCTTTTTTATAAAATAACGCTTTTGTTCAATTTAGTAATTTCTTATATAATAAAAGTTAACTAATCTAGAAGGGACTGAATTATGCGCAGATATCAATATTTTTAATCTACCCATCACAACAACATAATGGAGGTAAAAGTATTGATTACAGAATTACAGACACAAAGATTACATTTAAGACAAATGAAGGAATCTGATTCATTAAGCATGTTTAAAATATGGTCTGATCCTGACGTTACAAAATTCATGAACATAAGTAATTTCACTGATGAAAACCAAGCGAAAGATATGATTCATTTTCTTAATGAACTTGCTCAAAATAACAAAGCTCTCCGTTTTACTATTATTGAAAAAGAATCTAATCAAATTATCGGTTCATGCGGCTATAATTCCTTGGATTTCGAAAACTCAAAAACAGAGATTGGTTATGATATTTCGAAAACATTTTGGGGTAAAGGTTATGCCCCTGAAGCGATTTCTGCCCTATTAGATTACGCTTTTACACATCTGAAACTAAATCGTGTCGAAGCAAAAGTTGAACCTGAAAATGTGAACTCCATAAAAGTATTACAAAAATCACAATTCACTTTTGAAGGGACTCTAAGAAAAAGCGAAAAATCAGCCGGCAAGCTTATCGATTTAAATATTTATTCGAAATTAATTACCGATTAATTTTAGTCACTCGGCCTATACTATATTGAAGTATAGGCTTCTTTAATTTTTATACAAAATTCAAATTTGGTCTTAATATCCGTTATCCTGGCGCTGATGGTTCACTTCATTCTTTTTGTAATAACCTTGTTCAATTTCTTCAAATGTGAATCCTAATTTCCTACCTAATCCTAAGAATGAGTATAATAACTCTTCATACAGCTTAATATCTTGAGTTGCACGAAATTCTGATACAGCTTCATATACATTATTAAATTGATTGACTAGCGAATTCGATGCGTAAGCTCTTGATTTAAGCTCTAACATTGCTAAGTTATAATTTTCAGGTTTAAATCCAATACCATTTCCTAGTGATGCTATAAAATGCAACCCGTCTACATATTCCATTAAAATTACTTCTCTTTCACTAGGACCTTTATTACTCCAATGCTTAAAGCATCTTGTTTCATTTGCAAGTTCTCCAATTTCAACCTGTAAAGCAAGAATCATATTGTAAAATAAATTTTGTCCTTCCAACCCGTGTTCCTTGATGATTCTTGTATCTAACACCTTTTGCATTCCGAATATTCTAGTTAAGTTCATTTTGTTTTCCCCTTCCTATTTAGCAAACTCCTAATCCTATCGGACGCTTTTCAATTAAATACTTATCAGCCTGATCTATTACAAGGAGCGCAACCTCCGCTTGGTGTCTCCTTAACGCTTTTGCCATCTTCGGTAAACTCATACCTTGACTCCACATTTCACGAAAACGAACTACATCTCTTTCATCCCAAATGAAGTTAGCTTCTTCTAAATCGATGTAAATTTTCAACCTTGATTCCTTCATCGCCTCATGATTTCTTGCTACACTCATAAGCCAACCTACTTTCTAAAAATGATTATTTTATCTTTTCAGTAAACTTAGTATCCACACGGTCAACTTTACCGTTTACCCAAACCGCAACTTGCTCACCAAATCCGCTCATTGGTGGATTTACTGCTGTTACATTTCCGTCCTTCACTATTAAAAGCTTGTTGTTGCTAACATCAATTTCTATTTTTTTCATATGTCCCTCTCCCTTTTACTACCGCATGTACTCGACAACATCAGGTTTAAAGCCACTTCCTAAATAAATCCTTACCGGGATAATTTCTTTCTTATCCCTTGCTGCCTTACATAACTCTTCCGCTGTATCCCAACTAAAAAACTTATCTACAGCTCGTTGAAATCTCCAAATTGCCATTACATATTGTTCAAAGATGTCATAACGATCATCTTGTTTAGTTGTGCGTGGTAATTCATCCGTACCCTTTGCATTCCTTGGAACTTGGACACGTACATCTGTATATGTAACGCGTCCATTTCCTTTTTTTACATTGGCTTTCATTACATCAAACTCACAAATTGCTGGCTCTACATCGAAAATATTTAGTTGTTTAGGCATGTACCTTCACACTCTTTTCCAGAGCATCAAGTAACTCACTTGCTCCCGCTTTACTCAAAAACATTCGACCGCCCAATAATTCCATGTTTGATTCAGAAACTTCACCTGTTACAAAGCATGATTTTTCTTGTTTTCTTAATACAACGTTTTCCCCATCAACATGAAAGTCTAGTGCCGTTTCTTCAGTAATTCCTAAAGTTCTGCGTAACTCTACCGGAATTACTACACGCCCTAGCTCGTCCACTTTTCTTGCAACACCTGTATTTTTCATAGCTTTCTCCCCCTTGTTAACTAACTTTTTGTTGTTTATTACGTTGTAACTCTTGTTTCATTGAATCGAATTTTATTAACCACGCTTGCCAACGCTTATCATTTTCTTCTTGCTGTAGCTTTGCTACTTCACAATTACAACCGTTCGTTTCAATCACACCTGGATAAGTTTCTTTACGAATAATTCCTGTATCATGACATAATACACACATGCTTATTCCTCCTTTTTGAAATTACGCAAACTGTAATTTTCACCATGCATTTTCAAAACTTGTGTATCTTCCATAATTCGACTAAACTCTCGCTCTCCGTACATTCCAGCTAACTCCATAACTCCAAAGTTTGTTGTAAATAAGTTCGTTCTTCCTAGCCTACGCTCGAGAATGTCCTTTGTTTTCGTTTTCTTCCAAGTAACTCCCTCAGCATCTTTTTCTGTGAACTCGGCTCCAAAATCATCTAATACAAGTACATCCACATTTGCTAAGATAGACATTAGCTTGTCCTCTGTTAATTCACTATTTTTATTCCAAGTAGATGTAATCTTTGTAAAGAGTGCGTTCATTTCTATAAACATTGCGCTGTAGCCTTTTCTCATAATTTCTTTTGTAGCTGCTACACATAAATGACTCTTTCCAACTCTATAATCACCTGTAATTACAATACTTTCCGACTTGTTAGGATCAAAGTTTCTAGCAAAATTCATCATTACTTCTTTAGCATCCGCTAATTCCTGTGTAGGTGGTTCATAGCTATCAAATGTTGCTTTTTTTAATTTAGGATTTATAAGGCTGTTATCTGAAAACGAATCGTATAAATGAATAATTTTGTTTTTCTTCTTAATAGCCAATGTTTCTTTTGCAAGTTGTTGGTCCTCTTGCTCTACCGATCTACATTGCGGGCAAAACTCTTCATTTGTTTTTGTATCTATAAGTAAGCGTTTATTACAAACGTCTTTTATTTTGTCTTTTCCGACTAAGAAAACATTTGTACATCTATTAGGAGACAACACATAACTTTGATTAAATTTACTCAAAATCGTATTTTTCGATGAAGCTACTGTTTTTCCTAACGCTTGCATTGTTTTTCTCTCCTTTTTTAACTTTGTTTTTAAACTCTATTTCTGCTGCATTCACATCAGCTAAAGTGCGAATATTTTTGTTAACCCACTGTTTTAAAATACCCTCAGCATAATTCCATTTCTTCTGCTGTTTCAAAGCACGTTCCATAGCTGCTTGTACAAGTTCTTCGCTTGTATCGTTTACCCATTGCGAAATACTTTCAGCTATGAATGAATTTAAAATACCGAAATTATTTTCATAGAAAGAGAAGATGCTACTACTACTTTGTATATTAGTATTTTGTTTATTAGTACTTAGTTCTTTAGTACTTAGTAGTGTTGGATTTTCCACAAATGGAACTTCCACTTGTGGTTTTTCCATTTGTGGATTCTCCACTTGTGGAACTTCATAAATAATCGTCTCCCAGTTAGTTATCTTTCCCTTTTCGTTTTTCACAGGAAATCTTCTAACGTAACCGTATTTTTTTAGTTCTTTCATTCCTACCCTTAAACTATCAATTCCATCTTTTGCATGAGTAGATATTTCCTCCATGTAAAACACCCAATCATCTGGTAACGATAAAATGTAAGCCAATATCCCTTTTGCTTTCCAACTTAAACGTTCATCTCGAAGACCTGTGTTATTAATGGTTGTGTAATTTTTACTTTTATTTACCCGAAATGTTGCCACCTGTTTACCTCCTCGTCCAAACTGCAACATATGCTTGTCCACTTTTGATGATTCGTTGAATTTCATAATGCGAATAACCATTTTTGAAATACTGCTCAATTATTTGCTTCAACTCATCTTTGCTTTTTACTAAGCCCCAAAATTTATTAGGTAATAGCACCTGATATTCAATTAAATTCATGTACTATTTCCCTACTTTCCGTGGTATACTTATAAAAATTTGTTTTTTCTAATAGACCCACTGCCATGGGTCTTTTTATTTTGTTCTACATCACTCCAAGCCCATTTTCTTATTGGCTCATAAGTGATATAAAGTAGCCATGAACCACCTGTGATTGACAATCCAAATATAGCTAATGATATTGTATCTTCCACTAGTTCACCTCCTTTTGTGTTTCAAGCCAAGCTTCTAAATCCTTTTGCAAGAAAAGAAGTTTACGCCCTTCTCTTATTACTGGAAACCTAGGGTGATTTGCTAATTCGTACATTCTACAAACAGCAATGTTGAGGTAAGCTGCCGCTTCTTTTACTCGCATAACCTTATTTGGTTGTGATTGTTGTTGTAAGTCAGCTATTGCTGATCTAATTTCCTCTCTTACAATTTCACGGATAGATTCTTTTATAAATTGTTCTAAACCCATTTTCTTTCACTCCTTTTAAATAAGTTTCACTGTATGAAACTTATTGTTTAAAATTTTTTTTCTTGTTCCTTAAATAATATAGTTGTTTCCTTTCCCAATACTTTAGATATATTAACTGCTACATCATAGTAAACCCTTAAATTCCAATTAATTATTTTATAGCAGTATGACTTCGATATCCCTACCCTTTTAGCTAGTTCATGATATTTAAGTCCAGATTCTTCAAATGCTTTTTGAAGTTCTGTTTTAGGCGTATCGGTTTGCATCTGATCTCTCCCTTCTGATGCTTACAAGTCCATTATATGTTTCATTGTATGAAACTTCAAGTGTTTTTTATAAAAAATTTCAGAACAGGAAACTTTTTTGTTCTTTACGTTTCTTGTCAGGAAACTTTATAATAAACTTAATAGGATTTAGGATTACCGAAAAATCTCAATAAGGGGAGTTTTTTATGGATATGAAAGATAGAATAAAACAAATTCGTTTAGAACATAAAATGAACCAAGAACAATTTGGTAAAGAAGTAGATCTCACTAAAGGTACCGTTTCAAAATTCGAAAATGGAAAAGCCTTCCCAAGTCGTGAGACAATAGAAAAAATAGCGAAAAGATTTGCTGTTCCTGTGAATTACTTATATGGAGAAAATAACGAAGCAAACCAGGATGAGAATAAATATGAGAAATTTAAAGAGATTATGGCATGGTTAGAACCTCTTCCAAAAGATAAAGAAGATATGGCATTAGACCAGATGTTAGCTATCGCTCAAGCTCTGAATAAGCATCATAAGAAAATGGAAAAATAGCCTCTCGAATTAGGATCGGCTATTTTTTTTAATCTCCTCAATATATTCCTCTAATTTTTCAGGAGCGAATTCCTTTACTGTATTCAAGAATAGCATTACAATTTCTTCTTTTGTCACCACTAATTCCCCCTTGCATCCTGTTATTTATACGTGGATTTTCTAAAAGTGGAAAGTTTTTGTCGTTCCAATTAAAATGTTTCCATTCCCTTTAAAGCAGAAATGACACTATCTATTAGATAGTGTCATTTCTTGCATTTATATAATTATCCGCCTCCAGGACCTGGATCAATCATGTATAAAGTTGTTTTTTTCTCTATAGCGCTTTGTACTTTATCTTTTTCTGTCACTTGAAAAGCTGTAATAGAAAGACAAGATACAGCCATAATAGATAACACTACTTTTACAAGCTTATTTTTCAAGTGTTTCACCACCTTTTATGTATAGTTTAATTATAGCATTTCAATGCTTCTTTTGGTAGAAACATATAGAAAAAATCACCTGATTTGGAAAAACTTTCAATAGATAATTCTAAGTATTTCTTCCCTTCTTTCCCTCCAACCGCGAGCCCCATATAGTACAATTGAAAACTACTAAGATATCCGTTGTTATTTTTTAAATTCTGTAAAATTTTAATTGCTTTTTCATTCTCACCTAACCTTACATATAAAAAAGCTCTCTCAGCTTCATCTAAATCTTCAAAATTAATAGTGTGTAAATCTTTCTTATGGTGTATTTTTAAAAATAAAAGTGTATTAAGTACTTTTTCTCTCCTAATTTCTAGTTTCTTATTAGCTGGATTACCAATAACTTTTAGTGATTTTTCCATATAATCTTTAGCTTTCTGATAATCAGAGAAAACATAACTTTCTCCCATTTTACAATACGCTACTGCCTTAGTACTGACATAACAATTTGTCTCATCGTTTATTATGTCAAAACATAATTGACGAGATTCTTCTAACTTATTTTCATGGAGATTCACAAAAATCTCCATTTCTTTTATTCTTAATAAAAATGAATCTCTTAAAGTGTGGCATTTAATTTTTGTAATATCGGGTAATAATTGTTGAATATATTCATTAACCATCTTGTAATTACCTAAATCAAAAAAAGAATATATTGTGTTTAGAATTGATATTATAACAAGTTCATTATCAGTATATTTTTGATTTTTCCTCATTTTATCAACTTTCTCAAAAAACACCTTAGCCGTAATCTTATTTTCACTTCTTTCTCGCAATGTTTGGTATAAAGGAACCAAGCTTAAGTTTATTCTTAATGTTTTCGAAATACCCTTTTTCTTTTCTGTTTGATTGCCCTTAAATTTATATATCTGTTGAATAATCATATCTTGAAGTTCATATTCTCCAAACATGTCTAACACTTCTAATGCCAGTTTTAAATTTTTGTGTGAAAGTGTTGGTATGCACTCTTTGATGCAGTTTCTTCTGAACTTAATATCTTTAGGCTTATATAACTTAAGTGCATCTACAAAGTGCATAAAATCAAATTTACCCTTTTTATTAAAATAACTATTTACAGTAGTGTGTGTAACTTTAAAACGCGTTGCTAACTTCCTATTTGTATAACCGGATGATTTTAGACTTTCTTGCATATCATTAAAATCCAATAAAACTTGCACAATTTTTGTCCTCCTTTTGGACAAAAGACACGTCATCCCTAGTATTTTACATTTACAGAGAAACGTGTCATTATATCTAAGTTGTGTGTTATACTAATGTACGAAGACTTATGACAGGTGTTTTCCCTACTGTGGTTAGGGAGACAGTATAAGGGTGTTGCAGCACTACTTACACAGTCATGGGTCTTTTTTATGTCCGTTTTTTAGTTATTTTCATAATATCACAAAAATTAGGAATTTTAGTTATGTGCCAATCTGAAAATTATTGAGAAAGTTTAATAATTAATATAAAAAAGTATTCTTTTATATTGTAAAACAATAATATTCCTTCCCCTCGTTAATCACAATATACTCATATATATTGTGATATGAAAATTATAAGGAGTACATTAAATTAATCAGATTGACTTTAGTACTATACAATCACCTGTTAATCAATTAGTTATACAGGCAGCTATTATGTTCCTTGTTATCGGAGTTACTTTTGGATTAGTTTATATCTTACTATTAAAAATCCATGCTCCAAGATGGATAGCTAGTGTTTTAGCAACCACATGTACTATTGCAGCTATTTATCAAACACTTTTAATTTTATTTCCATGAATACAGCAAAGAAGAAGCCCTATGGCTCTTTTTTTATTCCTTAATAACAATCTAAATATGGTAAAATATATCCATCGCTGATATGTCCAAACATGTAATTTTCATAGCAGCAAAATTACAACTAGACTTATACAACATGATTCAAAACAAATGAAGGAGTGTTTTAAGTGAAGGGACATATTCGAAAAAGAGGAAATAAGTATTGTATTGTTATTGATATCGGACCTGATCCAGAGACAGGAAAAAGAAGACAGAAATGGTTTTCTGGATATAAGACAAAAAAAGAAGCACAGGCTGATGTTGCGAAGAAGATTACAGAGTTGAATGAAGGGACTTTTATAGAGCCGTCTAAAGTTACCTTAGAAGACTATCTAAATCACTGGTTAGAAATTAAAAGTATGAGTATAGAAAGGAGTACCTTTGTCGGCTATAGGGCATTTATCAACCAACATGTTATACCTAGTATTGGAATGGTCGCACTCCATAAATTAAATGTTATGCACATTCAAAAGTGCTATAAAACCGCGATAGATAGAGGTATTGCAAACAATTCTGTTCTGCTTATGCATAGAATTTTAAAGAGCGCTTTAAATCTCGCTGTAAAACAAAATATTATTTCTCGAAATCCAGCTGATTTTGCTGAGATACCTAAAAAAGAAAGAACCTCTATCCAAACTTGGACAGAGGAAGAAGTAAAAAAGTTTCTTTTGCATTCACAAGAATCACGATATCACATTGGGTATCTTCTTGCAATAACTACAGGTATGCGTATGGGTGAAGTTCTAGGCTTACGATGGCAGGACGTTGATTTTGAAAAACATACCGTTACAATAAACCAAACATCTGGCCATGACAATAAAATCAAAAAAACAGCAAAAACAAATTCGTCAAAACGCACCATTCCTGTACCTAAAGAAACTATAGAATCCTTAAAAAAGCATAAGGTTTTAATTAATCAAGAGAAATTAAGGCTTGGTTCTGCTTATCAAGATTTTGATTTAATTAATTGTAATGAGTTTGGAATGATTATAAAAAAAGCAAATTTCAGAAAAAATTTTATTAGAGCGATACACAACGCAGGCGTAAAAGAAATTAAATTCCATGATCTAAGACATACACACGCAACTATACTATTGAAGCAAGGAGTTAATCCTAAAATTATCAGTGAAAGATTAGGTCATACAGACATTTCAATGACATTGAGTGTTTATTCTCATGTTTTACCGAACATGCAAGAAGAAGCCGTTAAAAACTTCGGTAAAAGCATCTTTGGATAACTTATGTTTGCAAAATGTTTGCAATCCATAAAAATAGGTCAAACAAACGTTGTTATATCAAGGTTTGTTTAACCTATCATCTTATATTCTTGATAAAATCTCCGAATTCCTATTGAAACATTTAATAATGGAATGTTCTCTCCTCCACGCGTTATATACTCGAACCGATATACGTAGGCGAAATAATCTTGTGTATTTTCATCTTTAATAGGCTCTGACATAGCCTCACAAATATTTTGTGATCTAAGTGGAGAAAAAGATATCTCTTCTTCGTTTATGTTTTCTAATTGTATAGGACGTTCACAAAAAATATGTGAAATTAAAGCTGGCACCCACTTAGCATATATTTCATTATCATGTAGTACTGTTAAATTAGAAATTAAATCGTAATGCCATTCATATTTTGGCGATTCTATTAATTTATTAGGTTTCCAATCATGAATAACCTCATACCAACTTTGAAAAATATAATCGAGTTGTTCTTTTCTAATAGGTTCTTTCGATACAATCCATGGTGTATTTTCATTTAATACATATGGATTATGCTGAATAAATAATATATCAGAAAACATATCATATAATCTTTCATTCAATCGTTTCAACTTACTCGTTAATAAAAATGTTTTATAATGTATCTCTACAATATCGAGCCATTCAATAGGGAAATATATAAATGATACGCTTTCGTTTAAAAGAGGTTCTACTATATTTTCAAATGATAACAACTTTAATTTTCCCATAAAATGATTACTTCCTTTCTTCATTTTTCTTGATCACAAAAAACTAGAAAAATAATTACTTAATCTATTCAATTTAAACCAAGTATTCAAAATAAAAGTAAAAACTATTTATCCCAATAAAACATTACCAAAACGACTCTTTTAAAATTAAAAGTAATTATCATATACAGCACCTCCAAAATCGTTAGTTTTATACATTAGAATTATACAATACATATAATGTATTGTATTTATCATTTACAATAACTTTACAATAAAACTAAAAAAGAACACCTTAAGTCGGTGCTCTCCTTACAAATATCAACCATTATGTAATTGAACATATAGATATTGCTCCTAGTAAACCTAATACAAATCCTGTTAAACAAACACAATCAGCAAGACAAATGGAAGACTGCGATAATGGAACAACTGACCTACTTGTATTCGATCCGTATTGTTTTATTTTCTCATAATTTATATCTAACATTAAGTAAAGACATGTTACACCATCCTTAATAGTATGTAGAGATTCTTTTTCTAATCGCTCCAATAATTTACTATTAAAAGCAACTGGAAGAGGATACAGTTTATCTAATTTCATATTTTGATAAATTAATTCTAAACGAGATAATAGATTATTTTTCTTTTTTTCAGATGTTACAGTACATTTAATGTTATTAAGTTCATTTAATAACATCGTCAATTCATCTCTTTTTCCGTATAAATCCTTAGCTATTTTTCTCTTTAGTTTGTACGAATGGATAATAGATTTAAATTCAATCATTTTAATACACTTCCTATTAAATATTATTTACCCATTATTCTATAGATAAACAGTACTTTTTAATCCTATTTAAAATACACTCAAGCATCTTAATTTACTATCGATTAACCCTACACAGTTGTAATAATTTCATTAGCTATACACTAACTAGAAGAAATCACTCCTTAAATTAGACAGACATTTGATGGTAAAACCATAAGAAAAAAGCAATGATTAGATTTTAAATCTAGTCATTGCTTTATCTATCTCATCTTGATTTATACCAATATATCTTATTGTTACTCTTTCACTTGAATGATTGAATATATCCATTAGCGATGGCTATATTCTTTGTCGGCATGTACATGTATAAAGCTAATGTTTTTTAATTGATAAATGTAGTTAATATTCATATGTTACAATAGTACCAGTAGTATCAGAAGTACCATTAAAACAATTAGAGCAACCACCACAACCGCCACAGCCGCCACAATTTCCACAACCAAAACAACCGAAGCAACCAATACAACGGAATCCACCACAACGAAACCCACCACAGCGACCGCCACAACCTCCGCAACGACCACAGCCGCCACAGCGACGAGCAGCATCTTCAATATAGTAATAATATGGATATTGGTTTTGCTGGTCCCAATACACAATATTTCCAGACCGGTAATCATTAAGGCTTAGCGCTTGTAGTTCTTGTTGAAACTGATTCAT